TTCTGAAACGCCGGCTTGAACCCGGTCTCGCCGAACAGCCGCGCCATCAGCATCATGCGGCGCTGGGCCCGGTCCATGATCTTAGAGATGCCGGTGGCGGTCTTGTTCAGGCTCTCGGCATCCAAGCCCTGATTGTAGCGCGTGACCCCTACACGGCTCTCCCTGAGCCCCTGGAGGAACTCCAAGAGCGGATAGGCGAATTGACCGAGCGATTGGGTGACGATCGGCAGCATCTTGTCGCCCGGCGGGCCCTTGGTGCGGACGATGCCGCCCGGCCGGTTGGTCAGCATGTCATCGAGGTTGACCTTGCCGTCCTCGATCGCCGTGCGGGCGTTGTTGACCTGGTACATGTTATCGAGGAGCTGGCGGGTGACGGTGGAGTTGATGAGCTGCAAATCGGCGATCAGGTCGGCGATGGAACGCCCGAAGAACTTGTGCGGCATCCTGATAGGCGTGATCGAGGCGAAGGGGTGGTCGCGTACCCTGACGGCCTTCTCGCCGGTCTCGGGGTCGGTCAGCAGCTTGTAGCCGGGCCCCGCGGCCCGCACCTGCAACGGCTCGGCTATGCCGTCGCCGTCCCAATCGGAGTGGATGTAACACTCGTAAACCCAGATATCCCGCATCGTCGGGTCCGGGTGCTCCTCCTCGTCGGGCCATTCATCGGTAGCGTTGAAGCGGGTCGTGCGTTCCTCGTTGTAGACCTGTTCATCGTGGCTCGGTACGTCCTCGAGCTCCTCCTCGTCGAGGCCAAGTTCGAGTAGCTCGCTAACCGTGTACTTGCCCCGGTGGCAGGTGAAGGTGGCACCTTCGAGGTCAACCGAGCGCCGGCCGATCAGGAACTCCTCGGGCGGCAGCCCCTCGATCTTCACTCGCCCCTTGTTGGTGGTCCGCTTGATGGTGAGGTCGTAGAGTATTCCGTCCGGCACCAGCTCGGCGATCTCGGGCGGCACCGGCTTCTGGCTCTGTTCGAGAATCTCGACCTCATCGTCCTGCATCAACAGCGCCAGGTCGGGGCTGGTGACGTTCTCCAGCTCCTCGCGCGACTCGTGGGCGGTATCGTCCCACCAGATCTTGATGATGCCGTTCTTCTGCAGCAGCCCGTCCTTGATCCAGTCGTGGGCTATGGCGAAACCGTTGTTGTCCCGCGACCAGATGTAATTGACGTAATCGGTGGCCTGGTCCGCGGCGTCCGCGTCCTCCTGCCCGTGGGGCTGGAAATCGCCGATCTGATCGTCTCCCCCGAAGATCTCGAGGAAGTCCGGCAACATGCTTTCGATGGTGTCTTGAACGTCGGTCATCACGAACTCGGATCGGCCTTCGACCTCGTTGCCGAAGGGCTCGCCGAGGTAGAAGTCCATCGCTCGCCGGCGTTCCTCGCTGATCTCGCCACCGACATAGCCGACGGCGGTACGGATTTGTGACTGCACGACGGCCCGGAGCGTGTCATCCCGGTTATCGCTGTGCCGCCGCGCTACCATGGGCTAGGCGCCGTTGAGTTCCTGGGCGATGTTCTGAGCCTGTGACTTGCTCAAATAGCCGCCATTCTCAGGCGCGACATCGCCCTCCGGCCCCTCGACTTGCCACCGCCCGAAGCCCTTGTGCACGGGCTTGAAAGCGGGCTCGGTGGCCGTCTCGGCCTTGGGCCCCGCGTCCCCCTCGATGCGCTCCAACCGCGCCTCTAGCGCCTCGCACCGCGCCTCCAGCGCCTTGATGCGGATGTCTGCCGCCATGCTCACTTCTTCTTGCCCTTCTTGGCCGGCTCCGGCCTGGTTTCGAAGGCGATTGTCACGCAGTCCGGCGAACACTCGATGGTCGCTTGCCCGCAGTACGTCTTGCGTCCCACCTGGATACAAAGCCTCGCCGATTTCGGCACCGCAATGAACTCGTGAATGAACTCGCCGAGGTGCTCGGTGTTGATCTCGCGTTTCATGGGTTTCTCCAATGAAAACAGGGGCTTGGCTCTTATGGATAAGAACCCCCCCTGAAAGTGGTCCAGTTTAATTCATACGTAACAAATCAATGGGTTAGAGTGGCACCAAAACCCCCCATTTCGCTGCCGCTTGTTAGACTATCGCCACCTCGGGCTGCTCGATGGGCTGGCCCCAGGTGCTCGGGGTGGGCCTATACACCGCGCCATAGCGAAAGGCGTCGGCGCCGTGGCTCGCCCAATCGTGCCGAGGCTTGGCCTTGAAGTAGGGCATGAGCGCCCCGGTGCCGTCGGTGCGGCCCCGGTTCTCGTCCTCGTCCTTGCGGTACTGCCTAAGCGCCTCGATGCCGCGTTCGCACCGCTTCTCGTCGAACCAGCACCGCGGCAGGATGGCCCGCGATGCCTCGATGCCGTCGTTGACGTGCAGATCCGGCGCGATCGTCACCTCGACGTTGAGATCCTCGAGCACCTCCGCCCGGCTCTTGCCGGTGCCGAGCTCCCGCGCCCGGACATCGTGCGGGAACACATGATCGGCATAGACCATGCTGCGCTCCTCGCGCTTGGCTTGGAGCACCGACGCATAGTGGGCCAGACCCTTGCCGGTCTCCTCGTGGTAGTCGATGAGGTGGATCTCCTGGCCGACGCGCTGGGCGAACCAGATCGCCGTCGCATCGCCGATGCCCAAATCCCACCAAGTTTCAACGCCGGCGGCCACGTCATGCGGCACATGGGTTATCCGGTGATCGCGCTCGGCCTCCATCATTTCGTGGCCGTAGTAGGAGCCATGGAGCGGCGCCTCGAAGGAGCAGAAAAACTCCTGTTCGATCATCTCATTGGACATGCCGGAACGGCGCTCGGCCTCGACGGCCTCGAGCGAAATCGCCTCGGTGTCATCCCGCGTCAGCTTTTGCGCGAACCAGTCGGGCTCGCCCTTCGCCATGTTGTAGAGCGCATAGCCGTGGTTGTGCCCCCTGGGGGTGTAGAGGAACACCGCCCAGCCACCATTCTCGGCCAGGATCGGGCGAAGGTAGTTCCACGCCGCCGGGCCTTGCAGCGCATACTCGCTCATCACCACGCCGACAGGGTTGGCCCCGACCAGGGCGTCGTAATTGTCCGAGCCCACGACCTGCCAGATCGAGCCGTTGACGAGCTCGAACTTCATCTCGTCGTTGCGCCGGTGGGTTACCGCATCGTTCGGCCAGTGATCGAGGAAGCGCCGGCCATCACCGGTGATACCATCCCACACCACCCGGCGCCCCTGGCGTAGCGTCGGCAGCAGATGCCAGTAGACGCCCACCCTGCCGCTGAGAGCCTCGCGGACGGTCCAGTTGAGCCCTACGCTGTCCTTGCCGGCCCGGCGGTGCCAGACCGCCACGGCGCGCTTGCAGCCCCCCGCCAGGGCGTCCCACAACGGCTCCTGATAGGGCCTCGGCAGCCAGTCGTGAGGAACCTTGATCTCGGTCACTTCACCACCCGGATAACGAACTCGCTGCCCTCGGGGTTGCGGATCTCGGTCGATTGCAGCTTGGCGTGCAGATAGGGCGCCGCGGCCTTCGCCATGTCGTCGCGCCGCCCCTTATCGGCCTTGGGGCTTCGCATGATGCGGAGCATGTAGGCCAGCGGCGTCAAGCCCCTGTTTGCCCCTTGCTTGGCGGCGTGTTCCCGAGCGATGGTGGCCTTGTTCTTCGAGCCCTTAGGACGCCCAGGACCGTGCTGGCCGTTGTTGAACTTCACCATCGCAGATCAGTAAATCTCCGTTAGAATATTTGCTAGAATTCGGGCATGAAAAACCCGCCGAGCGGCTGCCGGGCGGGCCGTGGGGCGCACTGCCCCAAATCTTGACGCTAATATAGCCGTATTTCGCGCAAAGTGAAACAAAAAAGTTCAAAAAACTTATCCGCCCTCCTCCGCGAGGCTCACCAGAATGGCCTCCAGCGCCCCGGAATGGACGTGCTGGAGCGTCCTTACGCTGCGACCGTCCCGGTCCTCGAGCTGGCGCCAGGAGACGCCTATAGCCCGCGCCATGACGACCAGGCGGTCGCCGTTCTTGACCGCCCATAGCCACCCCATGGCCTGGTTTAAGCGGTCAATTTCATCGGGCGCCGGCACTCTCGGGCGGTTGACCGCGACCCACTGGCGGTCCTTCGCCAAAGCGCCATCGTAAGCCAACCAGTCATGCACCACGGGGGGCCACTTGGCCCGCACCTTGTCCGGCAGATCGTGGCGCACCAACCGCATCAGCCTGAGCGTACTCGCCGCTTCCCTGAGCCTGGTCTCGATCAGGCCAATGGCCTCGGCGAAGCTGAGTTTGCCGAAGCGGGTCAAGGTTTGCCGTTCCCCAGCAGTCGCCCATCTTTCACCAGCCGCACATGCCACCCCAGGGCCTCGGCGTAGGCTATGAAAGTCATCAAGGTTGGGGCCCAGCGGCCCAACGACCACTTGCGGCAGGTATTCTCTGACGGCCCGCCCCGTTCGATGATGTCTCTTGCCGACAGCCCTTGACGCTCGCGCTCGCGTTCTAGCTGTTCTATCAGCCGCTGCCGGGCCTCCTTGCACCCAGCCGGCGTCATCTCGCCAACCTCTCCGATAATTGGCCTGCACCTGCCTGTTGCAGCGCTTCGTCGAGATCGTCGGGCGGAAACTCAGTCGGCACGGTCACGCGGTCAAGCGTCTGCCAGTAACGCACGCTCAAGTCACTCTGGAAGCGCCAGGAGTACCACGCCTCCCAGGCACCGCTGCCCTTGACGATCACCGGCCAGCCGTCCTTGCCGTGCAGCTTCTTCCCCAACATTCGCAGTTTTTCCTCAATCGATGTCATAGGCCCCCTCAATGACCTTGTTCAAGCTCTTGGGTTGCAACAGGAAATCCAAATCCGCCCGCCAGCCCCGGTCGTTATCGCCGCATAAAAAAGGTGTGTTTTCAATGGCACAAAGCGCTTTGTTCCAGCCCTCGATGCCGTGTTCCTTCAGTCGCTGCCGCAGTTTTCGCCGCCGATCCTCCGTCAGCTTCTCGGCTCGTGGTAGGCCATATTCCCCCGCCGCGATGTTGTAATTGTCGAAAGCCTTTTGCACCGGAACCCCTATATCGTGGGGCATCGGTGTTTTGCGAATGCGAGTTGGGATTGCAGGCAAATCAGGGGTGGGGTCGTGACCGTTCGCCGAAGGCGTGGTCACAACAGCTTCTCCACTTGGAGAAGATGTAACTTCCTTAGTGGGTAAGGGTAAGGGTAAGGGGGCATCGCTCCGGCATTGCCGCGGCATTGCCGCGGCATCGCTAGTATCCTTGTTTTTCAACCACCTAGCCTTCGCCCTGTTGGATTGCTTACGGCTGTTCTGTTTAACAGCATGGTACTCGTCTGTTAAACGGCCTTGGGTTATTCGGTCCCCCTCGATGATGAAGAACCCCATGATTGTCGCTCGGCACCGCCGCCATTGGTTCGGTTGGAGGTGCGCATAGCGCGCTAGGAGTTTGTCATCGTTCGGCAACCATCCTTTGTTCCGCCACATCGATATCAGCAGCAGTAAATAGGCCCCATGCTCAAGCGTGGTCAGGTGCATCGTGTCGGCCAAATAGGCGTCCGTCCAAAGGGGCATTGCGGGGAATTCAGCCATGCTGTGCTTTCACTCGGCGGGAAAGGGAGAGCGGCCGGTGGAGCAAACCGCCCTCCCCCCGCCGGCCGGGATAGCCGCCGCCTAAGCGGCAGCCGGCGGTTCCGCCGGTGAAGTCGGGGGCTCGACGGGACGGGAGCCCAAGGGTGCCGGCTCCGCGGCCTCGCCGTTGCCTCGAACGTCGCCGCCGAGGAAGTTCAACTGCTGGCCGACGCCGAGCGCCTGGAAGGTCTCGCGCAGGGTGTCGAAAAACTCGTCGCGCGCCTCGTCCTCCAGGCTGTGAAGCCGCAGCGCGGCATTGAAATCGGCGATTTTCATGCCGAGGTCGCCCTTGATCTGCTTCTGCTTGATGGCCCTGATCTGGTCGCCGATTGTCTTGCGCTCGGCTTCCAGGCCGGCGATCTCGGAACAGCAACGCTTGATGATGTCGCCCCGGGCCGCGACGTTGTGATCCTTGGTCGGGTGGTCGCTCATGTTGGTGTCCTCATTGGTAGTTCGGGGTGAAAGAGCTTGATCACGGTATAGGGCTCCCGGGGGGCGTAGACTTTATAATTGTCGGATTGGACGATCTGGCAGTCGTCCTTGATGACGACGCCGTTCAGGGCGTCAAAGACGAGCTTGGAAAGGTTGTCGATGTCGGGCGTATTGGTATGCAGCACTTCGCCCTTGGCGGCGGCGGCGCGCTTCCATTTCGGCCATGATTTGGGGATTTCGTAGGCGAACAGGAACTCCGCTTTGATCGGGCTGGCGATCAGTTCCTTGCCGTCCCACTTGATGCCGGCGTAGTGGCGGATGCGGCGCTCGGCCTCGGCCATCTTCTTCGGCGTG